TAGCTGATTTTGTTGGGAAATACTTAACTACCAAATCACCTTCAAGTGTTTCAATTTTCTCTTTAACATCCTCTATATGATACTTTAAGTTTTGGTTGGCTATACCCGTAAAACAACTATCGTATCTCAACCCAACATAAGCCTCGTTTAATTCTAATGTATAGTGAACTACTTTTGTTCCCTTTTTCATCGCACCTGCTCCCATGGCACATAGTATCCAAGTCTTACCGATACCAGCTGGTGCAACAATCACACCAAGTTCTCCTCCTCCTAGTCCACCTTGTGTAAGTTCATTAAACACATCCCAAGGGGTGGCCACAGTTTCACGAGCCATCTCTGAATATCTTTCATCAATAGCACTTTCTTCTGAATACTCGTGTCCCAAATCTCTTTCAGTTCCTGCTCTCATAGCAGAATCAATTATGTTCTTTATATTTTCGAAATCACCCTTACTCTCTAATATCTCTACAGATTCCAAAATAGCATTCTTTAATGTTTGATTCTTAAAAAAGTTTATTGATTGGTCTTTAATAAACTCCAAATCTGGAGCTTCATGGTATCTAAAAATATCTTTCAATTTCTCCACTACTGTAGTTTTTAAAATATCATTATGAATATCATTTACTTTAACCTTAAACACATCAAGTGTAATAGGTTTCTTATATTCATTATAATATAACTTGCATTCTTTTACAATCCATTTAAGAGCATCATTATCAAAATGACTCTCATCAAGTATGTCATATATCTGACCCATAAAACTTACATCTGTCATTAGACAAGCTATTGATTTTGCTTGAAATGTATGTCCATATTCTGTTAAATTATTTGCCACTCAATCCCCTAAATCTATCTAATCTAGTAAACTCCATAATCCAAGAATCAAGATTAGGAATTGCATTTGTTAATTTATCCTTTAAAAACATAGTCTGAAACCTGTATTTAATTAGTTGTGGTACATCACCATTCACAGCACCTTGTATTTTCATTTTTATATGATTTGGAATATCTACTTTCTGTAACTGCATTAATAGATAATTCCGTTTTAGTAAATTACGACTATTTTGGATACTATCCAAGAGTTTTATTTTTTTATTTGAAATTTTTTCAGTATAATCAAATAAATCCATAATTGTAAAGTCTTTATTTTCTGTAATGGGTTGGATGTACTTTATTATACTTTTTATACCAGCCCCTCTTATACCACCTATATTATCCGATTTATCACCATCTAAGACCCTATATGTTAACATATTTCTAGAAGGTATTCCATACTCTTCAAACACTTCATCTTTAGTATATAGTTTTTTCTTGGTTGGTGACCACACTTTTACCCTGTCATCTACGAGTTGTAAGAAATCTTTATCGGTTGACATTATGAATATGTCACTTTCAACAAGAACTTGTTGTGATATGTAGGCTATTGTGTCATCAGCCTCTATACCATCAATACAAATCAGAGTCAGGGGTAGTTGTTCGAGATACTCGATTAACCTACCCATCTGCTGTTTCATAGATTGTTGTTCATCGAGTGGGGCTGTACCCCAATCTACATTACGATTAAGTCGTTGTTTTACTTTACGAGTTCCCTTATACTCTGGATATATCTTTCTTCTCCTCTTACTACCATCTTTACCATCAAAGACAATAATACAACGAGAAGGTTTTAAGATATCACAAGTATAACGAATAGATTTTAGAAAACCCATCATGCCACCGATGTGTAATCCGTCTTCATTGATGGCAGGATTTACTGCGAATGCTCTAATGAAAGTATTTAATCCATCTATAACCAACACCCTATCATTAAGGTGTGTTACTGATTTGTGTGGTTCGTCTTTGATTTGGTCAAGAAAGGATATAAACTTTTCGTTTAAATCTTTCTTGTTAAAGCTCATCTACTACAGTATCCGTTTCAGTAACATCATCGATACCAAGTTCTTTAGAATCATATTTAAGAATACAAGCTTCACAAATCCTATCATAACAAAACTCTTTCAAATCTGGATTCTCTAACAATAAGTTTTCAAAATCCTTTGATTGAAATTTGTGTTCTTTGATAAGTTCACCAGTTTCTACATCTACGTGTTGTAATGTGTACCAAGCACCACCAACCTTAACTATCTTATGGTCTTTCATTACTGTCAACCAACTACCATAGTCATCTATACCAGTATCAAAGTAAAGTGGAAAGTCAGCAGTCCTCATTGGAGGTCCTAACCTATTCTTAATTACTTGAGCCCGCATCTTAATACCTATTGTATTTTTCTTCGTATCTTTAATCTGACCTGTATTTTTGAGTCTAACTCTAACTGATGAATGAAATGGAAGAGCCTTGCCACCTGAGGTAGTCCAAGGGTCTCCGAACATTACACCCAACTTTGCTCTTAATTGATTTGTAAAAATCAATGCAACTTTTTGTCGAGCTATCATTTGTGTTATTTTTCTCATCGCTTTTGATATGATAATGGCTTTTTGGGTTGCCCAACCAGCTTGATCAAAGTCAGCATCCATCTCTACCTTTGTAGAAGCAGCTGCTAAACTATCAACAAGAATTGTAACTAATCTATCTTTATCCGATTCTCTAATCTTTGTAACAATTGTTTCAATAGTATCAAATATCTCTTCAACCGTTTCAAGGTGAACATATAACATTTTAGTTGTATCTATACCTATCGCTTCAAGAAACTCTGGTGATACTGCTGATTCTGTATCTATATAAACAGCTATACCATCTTTTTTCTGTGTTGATGTTAATAGATGAGCCCCGATAAGAGATTTACCACTACCCTCTAAACCATTTAGTTCTGTAATCTTACCTACTGGAACACCAGCATTTGGTTTATTAGCGATAGCTAAATCTAACATAGTTGAACCAGTTGAAATATAATCTGTAATATCGGTTGGGTTGTTACCCTCATCAAGAAAGTAAGCAACCTTTTGGTGTTTAAATTGTTTGTTTAATTCATCGGCTATTACACCAGCCAATTCATCTTTTTGTGTCATAACTTTCTCCTATAATATATGGGTGGGATGGAACGAACTCCCACCCATAAGATTATTTTTGTTTACTGATTAAATAGTTGATCGAATGCATCTTCAACATTTTCTGTTTTTGCTGTTGTAGTAGTTCCCGTATTTGTAGTGGGAGCTGTTGTAGCAGCAACACCATTAGATGTTGTAGTTGTATCTGTTTCATTTTCCGGATTAAGATACACTGCAAGAGCTTCTTTCAAATCATCATAAGATGGTTCTGTATAAAGTTCTGTTAGATTTGGCTGAGCATTAAGCACAGTCTCTAACAATTCTTTATTATCAGTAATTGGAGTTTGATTTGGTTTAACCCGTACAGTAGTTTTACCGTATTGATTACCCGCTTCTGCTGGAGTCTGACGTTCAATTAGAATGTCACGACCATTTACAGGATCTGTAATATCACCATAATCAGGATCTGCAATCACACTTAATAGTTCTTGATATACAGTTTTACCAAATCCCCAAAACTTAACACCTTCAGATTCCTGTCCACGAACAATTACAGGAGCAAAAGTTCTCATTTTAGGTTCGAGCCTTTTACCTTGTATCCATTCATCTTTATCACCTGTTGATTTAAGTTTATCAGCAAACTCTTGAACTGGATCTGGTCGACCAAATGACATTGGTGACATATAAGTTTTGTTTTGTCCTAAATTATAATGGAAGAATAATTCCACAAATGGATTATCTTTATTATGTGTATAAGGAACAACTCTAACTACTTGTTTACCAGGTTCAGGTTTCCAAAAATTACTTGCTGTTGAGGTTGTTGATTGTAACTGATTTAGTTTTGATTTTATAGCATCTAAGTCCATGCTTTTTCTCCTATTGTTTTATTGTTTATCGTTTATTGTTTATGGTTATTCGTATAACCATATAACCTATTCCCTTAATATACATACTTTTTAGTATATAAACCAAGCTTTTTTTTTAATTTATTTTTATAATTTTGTAAATTCTTGTGGGTATCTTATTT